TTATAAGTTAGTCCAAGTTGACCCGTTGGTTGATTTTTGGATTCCTGAACTTGTTATTCGGAAATAGTTGTTACCAACTTTCACGGAAAAACCCTCTGACGAGTGCATTCTCATGTAATTACCATTGAATGTTGCCATTATACCGTCTTTTGCGATAACCGTATTATTGGCGGTTTCACTTATCGGGAATCCTTGGAAACTGACGTAAGCACGACCATTCCAATCGGTTACTCCATAATTGCAAGAAACCGTTATTGATAACCTTACCGTTCCGGCTGTCGGGATTGTGATTTGGGCATTTCCGTTTGACAAATCCACCGAACCGATTGTGTTGCCATTCTTGTATTTAACCGATGCGTATATTTGAACATTTGGTGAAACGTGCTGTCCTGATAGACTTTTGGCATCCATGACACCAAATTGCATATCGGACAAATACAATGTCGTTGAAGCGGCGGGAATGTCGATGTCAACCCAACAAGACATTGAACCATCATCATCAAAATTGCCATCATCACGATTTGTGTATTGATGCACAAATTTTTCCGCATAGAATGATTCGTTTTGGTCAACCTCGGTCGTGACATCACTATTGCCGCCGCTACCTGACACATTAGCAAGTTTCGTTGACCTCGATGTGACGGGGGGTAATGCGTCGGGAGTTAACCGCAATCGTGTAATGCCGTTATCATCATAACCGATAAGGTCTTTGCCAACGACACGCAACCAACCAATCTTTGCGCCCGTCTTGTCAAATGCGACATTTCCGGCGGCGAAAGATGCAATATTGTTGAACCCATCAATGAAGAAGTTGGGAACACCATTTGATGTAGCCGAACTTTCCAATCTCTGATTCCTGAATATAAGATTGGCGATGTTCGCATTTTCCGCAAGCAACAATTCAGTCGCAACACTTTCAAAGGATGCGCCAAAAGGATTCCACTTACTTGTGTTGGTTGGTGCAACATTCGTGAAAGTTCCGGCATCAATACGGGCTATGTAGTATGCGCCATTGTATTTAACGCAATCCAAGCGGTGTTCATTACCGTAATAGATTTTATTGGAATTATAATCACCTCTAAAAACCATTGCGGGGCTTTTGCCGGGGTCGCCTTTGTCACCCTTATCACCATAAACGCCTATGATAACGGGGTCGGTATAATGAAACGTATTGTCGGTAAATGTCACACACTCATAATTCCACAAATATTTTTTTGTAGAATTGATTGTTTGAACCGATGTTGTCCACCCACTTGTGTTGCGTGTCACTCCGCTTGATGCCGATGTTGCCAAGTAGTATTCTTTGATTGACTTGATGCCAACGCCATCTTCACCATCAACCCCGTTTGTGCCATCCTTTCCGGGGTCGCCCTTGCTTCCCGTTGCCCCATAGACCCCGACAATATGTGCCGTGGTTTCGGTCTTTGTGTTGTCGGTGTATGTAATGACTTCATAATTCCAAAGAAATCTGTTTGTAGAAGTCATTGTCGGGGTTGTGGTTGTCCACGATGTCGGTTTTGTCGCACTGTTGACACTTACGCCATAGTAATTAGTGACGGATTCAATGCCGACACCATTATCACCGGGCGCACCATCCTTGCCATCGCTTCCGTTCTTGCCGTCAAATGGGGTTATCCTTATGGGCACACTCCAATCCCTGACAAGTCGTGTTCCATCGCCGGAAATGACCGCATGAATCATCCACAAATATTTCCCGGTTGACACTTCGGGTTGGGTGGTGAAATAGTTTGTCGGGAATATACTTCCCGGTGTAAATGCCGGGGTTGTCGGAGCAACCGTTGACCCATTCACGGCATAGCGAAATTCAACGAAATCACCGGGTGTTCCATCGTTTCCGTTTTGACCGTCCTTGCCGTTGTTTCCATCTTTGCCATCAGAACCCGCGCTTGCCTGACAAACCCAATAATCGGCATGATTGTTTGGCGTGATGTTCTTGCATTGTTTAACGCACTGATACAAGGAATATTTGCCATCAATAGCATATATTACAGTGTCGCCCGTAAAATATACAATCGACGCATTCCACACCCCGCGATAACAAGGTAACGGGGATTCATCACCACTTGTGCTTTGAACAAATGTCCCTTTCAATAACAATCGTTTGTCATTATCCTTGTTGAATGAAAGACAATCGCCCAACACGAATTGGTTTGAATCAAGGTCAAAGAAACTTTGCCCGTTTCCGCTGCTTTCAATGCGCCCGGTTTTGATATATCGCCCGTTGATGGTCGTAAAACCATAAAGCAATGAAAGGGTTCTTGCTTTTATGTCGGCATCAACCGAATTGACAACCCCGACCCAAAAATAATAACAATCGGGTTCTTGCTCAACCTTGTATTGTTTTTCGGTAATCACGAATTGTCCTTGCTCGCTTGACTTTGAACATTTGGCATAAATATAATAAGGGCGTGAAGATTCATTGAAAGTTATTTCGCCATCCTGAATATTCCATGAACGTGCGCTTTCTTCGCTGATTGTGTAATGTGTCAACACGCCACCTTGCCATTTCATTACATTTACATCGCCCCCATAATTAGGTTTGAATATTGTGTTTGACAAAGCGAATTGCATAGACTTTGCACCGACCGACAAGGCAAGTGTATCAATGGAATTAGGTTTGATTTTGTCGGTGTAATAATCCCCCTCCGGGTCAAATACCATGTCAAGAACTTCACGACTTGACCGCCAATTTGCACGGGCGCGGGCGTGGTCATTCAGATTATTGATTTCAATAATCTTGTCAATGTCGATGATGTCGCTTATCACACGATTGGTCACGGATGTTGTCACCGTGTCCGAAATGGTCAAAGAATATTCATAAGGATTCAGGATGTTGCGTGTTATTGACTTAATGCGCACCGATTTGTCAACACCAATGTCAGGGTCTTTAATAGGCACATAATTGCCGGGGATGAACACATTGACAATTCCGGCATCGGTCGCAAAGTGCTTTTCAATAAAAGCCCTTGTGACGGATAACGAATATTGAACCTTTGGTTGGCTATTTTGGTCATAATATTTATTTCCGGCTTCTTCAAGTTCGGCTTCCGCCTTTGCTTCCAATTCGGGGGGCAATGCGATGTTTAGAATCTTATATTCATTGCCAACACCGATTTTGAACGCCAAAGACGTTTCAGACGGGAAAACATCGCCCCGGTCATCGGTGAATCGGCGCAATGTAACCTTGTGTGTGGCATGGTCATATTTGACAATATCAAATTCATATCCGGCAAGGTTGCCCGAATTGAAATGAATCTTGGCATTGACCCCATCAATCAAATAACGGGTCGTTACCCCATCAGCTTCTTTTGCGTTCAGGTCAAAAGAAATGGATGTGTCAATAAATTCAACCCCCGATTCGCCGACGCTTTGAACATGACCCGTGAAAGTTGGTTTGATGTTTTCAAAGTGCTTGCGCCCCTCAAATATGCCATACTTTGCAACCGCTTCCGGCTTTTCGATATAAGATTGACCCTTTGACTTGCCCGGTAAACAAAGACGGTCAGCACGATATTTATTTGTGATGTTTGACGTGCTGCCATATACTTTAAGACGGGTGATGATGTTTGCCGATGAAACATTGTCGCGGCTCAACATATAAAGCCCATTGCCCTTGCCAAATTCAAGGGTGAACGGCAAGATGTTTGATTTAGTCTTTATGTTGATTATGTAACGCCCCCCGGAAATCTCAATATCAAAAAAATATGATTCATCGAATTTTCCCAAGATGCTTTGAAGCACCGAAAGGCAATTATCAGATTCGCCAAAAGTCAAGGTCACATCGCTTGCGGTGTCAGGGCATTCACCCAAACTCCATTTACCGGGGAAAACACGATTTGCATTTGCTACAAGCACGGTTAAGAATCTCCGTAAATCTCCCGTCAATGAATCCCCCTGAACGTCTTGCAACTGATTGTTGGTTGTGTCGATGGTAACATCATAACTTGCTCGCAAAAGGTCATATTGTACCCCCTCAAATTGCAAGGTATATTCAAAGGCAAATGCCCCAGTTTTCTTCGGTCGCGGCAAGCGGTTAAGCGTATAATCGCGCCCAAATATGGTTATCTTATCCCCAATATCGTATTTTTGAGGATAAGGCGATTTAACAGTGATGTCAACTGTATCATCACCGTTCAACGTCCAATTCTGCTTTGCAGATGTGATGTTGGTTGCCGTGTGCCGGGATAGAATCGGCACACGGCTTCCGTCGCGTTTGGTTATTATAATTTGTTCCAT